GCAGCAGATATTGATGCAAGAAAATTAACCATCGAGGATATTAGTAATTTAACGGGAGTGCCTGGTTTCCTTCTTATAGGACAAAACAATATATCTCAAACCAATATTGAAATATTAAACAGAATATTTGTACAATATACCCTTCGTGCTTGGACAAAAAGGATAGAAAATGAGTTTAATACGAAGTTATTCCCACAGAACGAATGGGGTAAATATAGTGTTAAGTTAGATTTAGACGAGTTATATAGAGGTGATGTTATGGCAAGAGCGGAATATTATACTAAACTTTATAATATTAGAGCAATAGCACCTAATGAGATTAGAGCGTTAGAAAACTTAATCCTTATGAAGGTGGTGACCAGTTTGGTTTACCATTAGCATCTAATAGTCGTGAAGTTCCTGTTGGTGAACAAAAACCTCAAATTACAGAGTAATGCCGTATAAAAATTATCCTCAATCAGCAACTAATGCAGCAAAAAAGGCATTAAAGCATAAAGAAGAGAATGGTTCTAAGTGTGGAACATCCGTGGGCTGGTCAAGAGCAAGGCAGTTGTCAAGCAGACAGGCCCTTTCGGAGGATGAAGTGATAAAAACGTATAGTTTTTTAAGTCGTGCTAAAGTGTATGACCAAGGAAAATACTTTGATGAGAATGATAATGAAATATGCGGTTCAATTATGTATGACGCTTGGGGAGGCTCAACTATGCTACCTTGGGCAGAAAGGACGGCTAACAAAATAATGGAGGATAGGTTAAATAACAATAATATGGAAAGAAGATATTTTAATATTGAGTTTAAGAGCAATCCAGAGGAAAGAAAAATAATCGGAATAGCATCTTCCTTAAACAGATCCTATGATATGGGTAGTTTTGATGAGGAAATTGATATGGATGCTTTCAACGATGCTGATTTTTCGGAAGCTGCTGCTTTATTTAACCATGACCAAAACATTGTTCTTGGAAGGGTTAAAAATAATACTTTGATTATCAAAAGAGATGGGGATAAATTACAATACATTATTGATCCTCCAGATACTAACGCTGCCGAAGATGTAATGAAGTTAATCAATAGAGGTGATATATATCAATCCTCTTTTGCTTTTTCATTAAAGGAAAATGGAGATAGATGGGAAATGAAAGAAGGTAGAATGAAAAGAATTATTACAAGAATTGACAAAGTGTATGATGTTTCGCCAGTAACTTATCCGGCAAACCCTAACACAACTGTTGCTGCTCGTAGTATGGAAAATTATATTCAACAAACAGAAAATGCGGAATGCAATTTTTCAGAGTTTGTCGAATTTTTAAACAATCTTAAAAATTATTAAAATGTTAAAATCAGATGAATTAAAACAAGTGCGTTCCGCTAAAATAGAAGAAATGCGCACTTTGATTTCTGCCATCGAAACATTGGGAGCAAATGCTAACGATGAACAAAGACAGAAATTAACTAATCTTAGAAATGAGGTATCCAATATTGAAAATGATATTGAAAATCATTTAGTATTGGAGGCTGAAGTAAAGAGAAATGCTGAATTTACTGTTAGAACTAAAGAAACTCGTGTTTCTGAAGAATCTAAAGTAAAGAAGAATTATTCTTTCCTTAGAGCCGCATCTCTATTGGCTAACAACAAAAATCTTGATGGTCTTGAGGCAGAAATGCACCAAGAGGCTGAAAGAGAATTTAGGGCAGCAGGTATTTCTCCTTCTGGAAATTTATTTGTACCTAAAATGTATGTTGCCAGAGAAAAAAGAGATATGACTGCTGGTACAGCTACTGCTGGTGGTAATACCATTCCAACTGTATTAGGTGACCTTATTCCTTTCCTTGATCCTCGTTTGGCAGTTATTCAAGCAGGAGCAACTTTGTTAACTGGTTTGACTGGTAATTTAGATTTCCCTCGTAATGATGCTGCTGCTACTGCTACATGGGAAACAGAGAATTCTGCAAATGATGAAACATCACCAACCTTTGACAAAATCAGTATGTCACCTAATCGTTTAGGAGCATTTACTGATATTTCAAAGCAATTGTTGGTTCAATCATCTATTGATGTAGAGAACTTTGTAAGAAACCGATTGGGTGAAGCAGTTAATCGTGCATTGGATTATGCTTTAATTAATGGGGATAATTCTACCCAACCATTTTACGGTATTTTAAATACTGCTGGTATTGGTAATGTTTCTATTGGTACTGATGGTGGGCCATTAACCTACAAGCACATTATTGACCTTGAAACTGAATTGGCAGTTGATAATGCTGATTTTGGTACTTTAGCTTATTTAACTACTCCTGGAGTAAGAGGATTCTTAAAGAATACTGAAAAAGCAAGTGGTACTGCACAGTTTGTTTGGATGGATGGTACTCCTCCAGTTGGTCAGCAAGGTTTAAGAGTTGATTTATTGAACGGTTACCGTGCATTTGTTTCAACTCAAGTTCCTTCTAACCTTACTAAAGGTGGTGGTACAGATTTACATTCTGTTATTTTTGGAAATTTCTCTGAATTGTTAATTGGACAATGGGCAGGTTTAGATGTCGTTATTGACCCTTACACATCTTCTAAAAATGCGTTAGTTACAATTGTAGTTAACTCATGGTGGGATGCTGCGGTTAGACACGCTGCTTCATTTGCTGCAATTAAGGATGCAGATATTACTGGCATATAAATAATAAAATAATGAAGAATATTTTAATTGGTTTGTTTGTTTTTGTCGCTATTGGTTTAACGGCATTTAAAAACGACCGTAGTAAAACTCTTGATGCTAATTATGATGATGCTTCAAGCACATTTTATAGCTATTCAGTAAGTGATACAATAACTAATACTGAAATTGATACCATTACTATTCCGGTAAGTTTATTGTCACCTTGGAGTGGTTATTGGTCTGTTGTTGCTACTAATTTAAGTGGTACTACTTATATTTTACCTACCGTATTACAAGCTGCAAGTTCTACAGATTATACCTCTGTAGCTACTATGGATACTTTAAATACAAATGGTTTAGTTCAATCTAATGAAGATGGATTGATTGGTGGTACTAAATATAGATTAGTATTAACGGGTGTTGGTACACAGTCAACTAAATATACTGCTTACTTTGTAGCTAAAAACGAATAATGAAGGTTAGATTTTTAAAATCACCATCTGGTTTACCGTATTCCCTTGGATATTTTCAGGGGGATACGGCTGAACTTAATGAAATTACAGCTAAAGAATTAATTGCTGCTGGAATAGCTGAATTAGTAATATTGACTAATACAGTTGAATCTGCCAAACCAATTATTGAAACTAAAATTAGCGATAAACCTAAAAAAGCAATTAAGCGATGAAACCTTGGAGAGTAACTGTTGACCAAACAAATGAATTATGGACATCGGCAGAGGTGAAAAATTATTTAAAAGTTGATGACTCAACAGATGACTCTCTTATTGCTGCAATGAATAAAGCTGCAAGGGCAGAAGTGGAATCGAGGCAAAATATTAGTACATTAAATAAAACAATTGTACAAAAATTAGAAAGATTTCCTTCTAGCTATAAAGTTGCTACTGATTACGAAAATGTTATTAAATGCTTAGTTTATCCTTTAGTTAGTGTAACATCTATAACATACTTAGACGAAAATGGGGTTAGCCAAGTGCTATCCCCATCTTTGTATGAAGTGGATACTTATAGAGGTATTATTGCAGAGGCTGTTGATCAAGATTTTCCGGATACCTATCTCTCGTTAAATGATGTTACCATTACCTATGTTGCAGGTTTTGGAACTACAGCAACAGATTGTCCAGCCGATATTAGAATAGCAGTTTTAAAATTAATTGCAGCAATGTATGATAATCGTACTAATGGTATTCAAAGACTGCCTACTGCTGCTGACATCATATTAAATAGGTATAAATATGATTGGGTATAATAAGTATGAGGTAATTGGAAAGATGCGTGAGAGGGTTCTTATTCAAAATAAAGCCATAACACAATCTGATAGTGGTTTCCAAGCTGAAACATGGTCAAATGTTGCAACAGTTTGGGCAAAAGTAGATTATACATCTGGTTTTGAGGAGGAAGAAGCTGACAGAGTAGTTGGTCAGCAAAAAATTAAATTTACCGTAAGGTATAATGCAAACATTACGATTGCGAGTCGTTTTGTTTATCGTTCAGAATATTATCAAATAGAAAGCATAAGTTTATCCAATGATAGGAGTATCATGGTAGCAACTGGCTTTTATAGACAAGGATACTAATGCCAAGAAGACCGATTGCCTTTCAAGGCACAAGTAGGGGAATGGATTATAACCGTTTGCGCACCGAACAAAGGAGAGCGGAACAGGGTGGTAAATTTGTCGACAAAGATTTTGAGGTTGAATGGCAAATATTTGATAGAGCAGTACAAGACGCATTAAGAATGATGCGTACTAATTTTAAAAAGGATTGGGATTTGAAGAAAATGGATTTGTTGTATGATGCAGCACAACCTATGATTTCTGCTGTTAAACCACAAATTCCTATTTATAAAGGTGGAGTACATTATAGATATTTTACTAAAAAGAAAGTAGATAAGAAAACTGGTCAGACTACAGAAAAAGAATATAGAGCAGCCTTTATACCTGGTCATTTAAGAAATTCTGTAAAAGTTCTTAATCCATTTAAACCTAGATTGAAAAGAATTGAAACTATAGTTATAGGTCCTTTAAAGAATTATCCTACAAAGGTAAGTAGAGGTCCATTTGATGGAAAAAATAAAGCAGATGCTTATTATGCAAATTTCTTGTATGGTAGTGCTGTTGCTTTTCAAACAAAAGTTTTATTACAAGGATTTTTAAAAGCATTTCATGCTTCGAGAGATATTGTAATTACAGGTACTCATTCATTAATTAATGAGAATGCCAAAGCGGCAGGTTTAGATTACAGGATACAATGAACATAGGTAAATTAATATATCCAATTGTTACTAGCGATGCTACCTTAACAAGTTTAATTGGAACTAGGATTTATCCTGAAGAAGCACCTAATACTGTAACGTATCCATATATTACTTTTACTAAAATAAGAACAGATCCTACAAGAGTAAAAGGTGAGGTTAGTCCTTTAGATACTTATAAGATAACTTTTTATATTTATTCAAAAAGTTATGATACGACAGAATCGGTTTCTGTTGCTTTAAGGAATAGGTTTGATAATTTAAGAGGTACATTTAATTCTATTAAATTAGATTGGTGTATATTTGATGATGAAATGACTGGTGATCCAGTAATGGATGACAAAATATATTGGATTGCGATTGATTTTATAATTAAAATAAATAACTTATGAAAATAAAGTTTTTAAAAGACTACGAACAATTTGCTACAGGAAATATTTGTGAAATGTTTGATGGTTATGCCTCCTCACTTGTCGGTCAAGGAATTGCAGAAGAATATACCGGTATAAACATTGAAATAATGCCTGAAAAGGAAACTCCTAAGGAAGTTGTTTATGTTCCTATTATGGTTAATGAGCAAGAACTCTTTGAGCAAATAGGAGAAGAAGAAGAAGTCAACAATGAGGTTTATCAACCAATTGTTGAAGATAAAAAGTTTAAGTCAAAATTAAAATAAAATAATATGCCAACAACTGGAATAATGAACGGTTCTTTGTTAAGGTTATATGTAGATGGAGTTGCTGTTGCTTATTCAACATCAGATACATTAGACCTTTCCAGAGCCATGCGTGAAATGGCGCATAAGGATAATACCTCCGCATGGGTAGAGGTTGCTCCTGGTCAAAAATCAGCCACATTCTCTACGGAATTGATGTTTGCCGACATTGGTGATACTACTGCAAATACTAAATTTAATACTTTGTTTGCAAGTTGGGATGCTGGTACTTTAGTTACTTGTCTTTACACATCAAGTGTAAATGGTGATTCTGTATTTAGTTTTAGTGCGTACATTGAAAGTTTATCTTTAAATGCTGCTAATCAAGAAAGCGTAACTGCTTCTGCAAGTTTAAGGGTAAATGGTGCAATTACAAGATATACTAAATCTCCTCCAGGTGCGCCTACGGCACTTACTCCTGGTACTGCAACAAGTACAACCGTACCATTTACATGGACTGCTCCTGCTGATACTGGTTCTTCTGCTATTACAGATTACACTATTCAGTTTAGATTAACAAGTGTATCCGCTTGGACTGTATTTACTGATGCTGTAAGTACAGCTACAAGTGCAACTGTAACAGGATTAACTGCAAATTCTGAATATCAATTTAGAGTTGCAGCAGTAAACGCTACAGCAGGTATAGGTGCTTATTCAGCAAGTTTAACGTATTCAACTACAGCATAAATATTTTCCGATACTATTTGGGGGTTGACAATTGAGTTAACTCCCATTAGTATTGGATACAAAAACAAATTATTATGGTATCGGTAAATCACATTGAAATTAACGGCAATAACATCCCTTTTAAATTAGGTGGTTATTCCTTAAGTCTTTTCTTAAAGAAGAAAAACATTAAATTTTCCTTATTCAAAGAATATTTGGAAGATGATTTAAGTCTTTTGTACGAAGTAATTTATTTGGGTGTAGAAAATGGTTATCGGAAAGAAGAAAAAAAGAATCCTTATACGCTAGAAACTTTTGCTGAATTTGTTGATGATTATAATGCTCTTAATGAGTTTAGTAATTTGTTAGCACAATCAATGGGGGGCAATAGCGAGGAAGAAAAAAACTAAGTGACCCAAACGCAAAACCTCTTGAAATTGAAGATTTGGAGCGAATGTGTTTGGGTGACCTACAGATGACACCCGATGAAATGAATATGTTTGATTTTAGGGAGTTGATAATAAAATACAAAGGCTATAAAGATAAAATTGAAGACCAGTACCGTTTAAGCTGGACACAAACAAGATGGTTAGCCTTTGCAACTTTACAACCTCATGTCGGCAAAAGTGCCACATTAAAACCAACAGATTTAATTAAATTTCCTTGGGATGAAAATTTTAAACAAAGAGAACTTACCTCAAAAGATTTTGTCGAAATGGATTTCATGGACAGAATAGTGAGAGGTGAGGGTGAATTTAAAAAAGAAGTAATGTAATGGCACAAGGAATACTTTCCATAAAAATACGGGCAGATGCATCACCTTTAGAGAGAGCATTAAAGATTGCAGGTAGAGATATGGCTGCATTCAGTCAAAAGGCTCTTGCAATTGGTAGAGGTATTACTTTAGGTTTTACTGCTCCCGTTGTTGCTATGGGTTCAAGTTTCCTTAATGCTGCTGCTTCAATGGATCAGCTTGAAAGGGGAATGGCTGCTATAATGGGTAGTTCCTCCGATGCTGCCAAAGAATTAAATAAATTAAAGGAAAGTGCAAAACTGCCAGGTCTTGCTTTTGAAGAGGCAGTAAGAGGTTCTATTAGATTACAATCTGTTGGTTTACAAGCTGACCAAGCGAGAAAAGTATTAGAAACGTTTGGTAAAGCTATTGCAACTACTGGAGGTGGAGCGGTTGAACTTGAAGCGGTTCAATACCAGATGACTCAAATGATTTCCAAGAACAAAATTCTTGCGGAAGATTTTAAGCCAATTCAATCGGCCGTTCCACTTATCGGTAAAGCCATGCAAGAAGCATTTGGCACAGATAATATTGAAGGAGTAAGAGCATTGGGGATAGGTGCAAAGGAGTTTACGATGAGATTAACAGAATCTCTAAGAGTATTACCAGAAGTACAAAATTCAACGGGTGGTGTAAGGAATAGTTTTGATAACTTAAAGGATTCTATAAAATTTGCCTCCGCCGAAATGGGGAAGGTAATTTTGAAGAATATAGATTTAGATGCAATTATAGCAGATGTTGTCGCTGCATTGACTAGATTAACTGAATGGTTTGGAGGATTATCGGAAAGTCAACAAAAATTAATATTAAACACCACTAAAAATATTGCCATATTTGGTGGTTTAGCATGGATTGTTGGTCAATTGGGTTCAGCGTTTGGAACTTTGACTTATGTTATGGGTCAAGCCGTAGGTAGTTTAATTAAATTTGATAAAGCATCTAGTACATTAAGTTTAACTACTAATGGTTATATTGCTTTAGCAGTATTATTAGTTGGTGCTATTTACGCTATTTATGATGGAGTTAAAAAAGCTAGTGAACCTTTAAATACTTTTAATCAATATTTATCTGTAGGCGCTAAAAACGCAAGACAAGAAACTGCTGAATTTAATTTTTTAATGAATACATTAAAAGATGTTAACATTAGTAGTTCAACAAGAAAACAGATATTAGAAGATTTAAATACAAAATACTCGGAATATTTACCAAAATTAATTACTGAAAAAACATCGTTACAAGAAATAAATGCTGCTTCAATGGATCAGCTTGAAAGGGGAATGGCTGCTATAATGGGTAGTTCCTCCGATGCTCCATAAATAAATTGCCTAATTCATAGTATTTTAAATAAGATGTCAATAAATTAACACCTGCTTCTGTTCTAACTTGACTAAGCAAAAATCTAACTCCTAAATCACCGCTTTCAGGCATTATTGGTGTAGTCCAATTAACAATAATATTATCAACAGAACCCCCAGCAGCAGGTAAAATAGAACTACCACCTGGAATTACAAACTTATAATAATTAAAAGTAGTTTCCCAACTTTGAGCCGTAAAGGTATGCTGAAAACCATTATAGGATACTTCCCTTTTTAGCCAGTATTTAACAAGATTTATTTTGACATAATTAATTTTACCATTCCAAGTTCCACTCGGATCAAAAGTTAATTGTTGTGTAGATACGCAAACAATTCTTTGGTAATATTCACCAGTTGTGGTAATATTAAATGTATCACCACCCATTTTTAAAACTAAAGTACCACTTGTATTTTCTACACCAAAACTAACATAGTAAGTTGCCCCGTTTACTGGTGTAAAATTTGTATAAACTAAATTACCAGTAGCATTGGTAGCCTTAGCATAACCTAATGCGTCACCATCATCATCAGAGAAAAACCATCCTGAACCTAAAGTCCATGTGGTAATTTCAGGAGGTCTATTGGCAGTTAAGAAATCAATTAAAGGAACTACATTAGGTCTTAATTCAATTACAAATGCACCTTCAACAATATGAGGAGCAATTGTACTTACACCAACTTGTGAATCCCTATATTTCATTACAGAGGTATAAGTTATAGTAGCTTCATTATTACTTCCGTCTAAATCAATTGAATTAAAAAATTCAGTATTAAGATTATTAAATACTTTACCAGACAATAAATTAACCGAAGCTATATGCTCATACTCAATATCAAGGTCTTTTATATGACCATAA